AATCATGATGCCAGCCACGGCTGTATTATTTTAGGTCCAGCGATCCGGCAAATGATTTCTACTAGCGATGACAAAACTTTAGTGGTAGTTTCATAAGTGCTATTTTGTTTAACTCTAAAAAGGAAGAATTTATGAGCAGATTATCAGACGCCATCAACCGCCTTGAACTCATCGCTAAGAAGATGGAAATAAGTATTGAGGACGCCCTTGAAATCCTCGAAGGCAAACATCCTACCCATCACGTTGTGCTTAAAGAACTGCCTCCTGTAAAGGTGGTAACACCAGAACCAAAGCCTTCTCCGTCGCCTGCGCCAGTTGAAGAACCTGTAGTAGAGCCAACCCCCACACCTTCTGAAACTCCTCCGGCACCAGAAGAGCCTGTTAGTGGGTCTGACGCACCGATTCCTGGTATTGAAGACTAACCTGTGCGTAGTTGGTTTATAAAACTCGTTGCTGACAAAGAAGGGAACCCCAATGAGCACATCGTTGCTGCTTTTTGGGGTTCCTTCGCACTGCTTTGCTTGGCGTTATTTCTATGCTACACTGGCCACGCTCCCACGCTCGCTGACTATGGCATAGCACATGGGGCGGTATGGACGGCCGCTGGGGCAGGACAAAAACTCTCTGGAGGTTCCTAATGAGCCCATACTGGTTTATTGCTTTTATCGTATGGTCCGTCACCATGACCGGCGCGGGATATGAATTTAAGAGCTATCAAGACAAGGCGGCCGCAGAAGCCGACACCATCGCCGGGCAGACGTATCTCATCGGTGTGAAGGATCAGCAGGCAACCATAACTAATGGAGTGAACAATGGGTATCAGACAGGCATTAAAGCAATTGACGATCTATATGCTACTGCCCCTCAGTCTGTCGGCGTGCAGTCACCCGGTAATCGTAAAGCAGGGATGCCCAGTACCGCCAGAGGAGTTCAAGCCCAACAACATAGCCTCAAGTTCCACCTTACCTTCAAGCAATGCGATATTGAAGAAGCCAAGCTGGATGGACTTTGGATTCGGGATGTAAAGCTGTCGCAGATTAAATAGCTAGGCGCGCAATTCCCCGAACGCTTCCTTTGTTAAAATCTTACTGACATTATTTTGTTTAAGGCCGAGATGCGCTGCGAGCTGCTTTTGCTTCCAACCTTTTTCCTTCATGAGATTCCGCCATCCCTGGACTTCAGCGATGGTATATTTTTGCTCCCTTGGGTTTGTATGGTGGTGAGGTTCCATTGGCTTTTTCATGAGCAGCGTTCCTCGGCCAGCATTGCATAGCCCGCGATGTCATGCCAGCTATCAGCGTGGTTTGGATCGCCACTTAAAATACGGCCTATCTTTGTGAATATTAGATCAAGGGATTCCCTTTGAACATGATTGAGCTGGCCATCGTATGCTCGTACAGTGTTTTTTAATTCCTGTGCAATCTCAGCATTACTGGTAAAATCTCCGTACACTGGTGCACGAAGGGCTATAGTATCTTTAGGCGTTTTTCTTTTTTGCATCTAAATTCTCCTTGATGATGTTGATAAAATCCCGCGCGTCCATAACCACGATCCAGCGCTTGCCATTGCGGCGGTGCGCGACAACTGGCATACTGCACATGTCTGCGTCGGCGCACGCCTGATCGAGCCAGTCATATACGTTGCCGGATTCCTTTCGCTTTACTTCGACATGGACCCCAGCCATGCACCCTCCGGCGATCACGTCAGGGCTATCGGAGCTACCTTCATACTGCTGGCCCCGGCGTGCTTCGATACCGCGATCCTTCAGGAAGTTTACGAACTCCAGCTCACCACACTTACCTTTGTTGCGGCTGTTAATTTTCTTCTTCGGCGTTTTTAATGCCATTTTTCTCGATTTTTTCGTCAATTTCTTCTTCATTTTTTATACCTATCACCTTTCCACGTTTCAACTGCTATTGGCACTCTCATTGTTTTGGCCCATGCCGGTATATCCGTCATAATCTGCTCGAATGCTTTTTCATCTGCGTCAGCTATTAATGGTTCGCAAACAATTTCGTCATGCACTGTGAGTATAATTGGAAATCCATTCTTCTCAAGTTTAAACATTACATCAACCATGAGGTCACGCGCGAGCGCCTGAATAACATTCTCCGTCATGAGGCCACCGAAAGCGTCAATCGTTTTGAATTGTCCGGTTTTCATCTGCTGGTAACACCACGCCATGCGAATATCCATTTCATCCCACGGCATCGCGCGCTTAATTACCTGTGGATTAAAATACCAGAGCTTCCGGCCGGAGGGCAGGCGCGCAGTGAGCCAGAGGTCTTCGAGCTGATAAAGCACGCCATACGCTTCATGCGCCGCGCCGGTCTTTGCAGTTTCGAGAGACGCTTCACCCAGCGCGTCCCACATCTTTGGCACGCATGGTGCCCATGTTCTGCGGTATGTATCAACGATCTGTTTGCAGAAATCCTCACTAAGTCCCACACCGTATTTCATTTTAAATTTGCGCCAGCCCATTTGGAAGCCCAGCCCGAGCACTGAGTTCTTTCCGGTCTGTCGTTCCTCCGGGTCCTTTTTTTTATCAATCGGCCGCTTATAAATTTCCTGTGCCATATCGCAATACACGTCCCGCCCTGCAGCCATGATCGCGGTCTTATCGTGCTGGCCGGAAGCTGCTAAAACCAGCCGCGCTTCTACGCTTGCAAAATCGCCGGAGAGTAACACGCGGCCGGGCGCAGGGATGATTGCATGGCGCAGGGATGACACCACGCTTTCCACTGCAGGGCCTAATAGCATTTCTACAGTATCAGGATCGCCTGACATAATCGCAGATACTTTGTCGGCCGGAGAAGCGGTGATCGTGCCGCGCGGAAAATTATGGGGCTGGAATAAGCGGCCACCCCATCGGCCGGGTGATGCCGCGTGATATTGGGTGGTGCCGCGCACCCTGCCATCATGGGTGCTAACGCAGGCGCGCATACGCTTCAACTTTTTAACCGAAGCTGATCCGACAAGGCTACGGATTTTCAGCGCGCGGAAAACGTGCGGAGGCAATTCAATGCCTTCAATGTCCACCTCTGCAATATCGTCTTCAATTTCTTCACCCAGCAGAGCCGCTACAACCTCTTTAGCAAGGCTGTCGATCCATACACCTTGTTCGTGCACCCAGTCTTTAAACTTCGCCGTCTGTGTTGGCTTCAGGCCGCCAGTAATTTCTTTAAATTCCTCGATCAGCGGAATACAGGCAAGGTCAACCACCTGCTGCGCCTTCTCGATGAAGCCCATATCGAGTAAAATGCCGCGTTCATTAATGCGCTGATCGAGGAGCCACACGTTGCGCTCACCCGGTGGCAGTGGCCCAAGGCGATTGCGAAGTCCATGCTGGGTTAGAATGTCCTGCTTACAATAGCTGACTGCGCGCGCCAGTGATTCCGGGGAACGGTCGTAATAGCCTTTGCGGTTTGGCTTAGACAGGCTGACCGTAAATGCAGATTCTTTTTTGTCCTTGGTATTCACAAGCCGCAGGGCGAGAACAGCACGGTCTAGGTCCAGGGGCAGGGCGCGCATAGCACATGCGGCCAGCGTATCATCCCAGCGCCAATTAGGAACGTCAGGGAGGCCGAACAAGGGCACCATGATATTACGCCAGATGGCTTTTTCAAACCCGGCATTGTGTGCAACGAACGTGATCTCTGGGTTGTTGGCTATCGACGCCAGCTCGGTAATATCATCGCCGGGTTGCCATGTAATCATACGGCCGTCTAAGAGAAATTCTAGGCAAAGGATTTCAGTGGTTACGTCCTCAGCGTAACGCCAAGCGCCGACATCTTTCAGGCCAGCCGCACTTGCGGTTTCAAAATCGAGGATGGTGTCAATCACAATATCGCTCCCTTACGCGATGAAAATAATAGAGAGGTGGGCAGGGCGTTTAAGGGGACGAACCTGCCCACAGTCTCCGATAAGAACAACAGTAGTTTTAATACTGTTGTTCTTATCTATCCCCTAGAAAAGGCAAATAAACGAGGGGAATCTCTTAGTACGGTATTTCATCGCTCATATCAGCGGTGGCACCGGGGGCTGTGGGGTCTTCGGCCGACACTGCACCAACGTAGCCCTTGAACGCTTCGGAGGATGTCTGGCCACCGGATATGCGTGCACCCTTGCCGGTGGAGAGCACCATGTTCAAGTATGCTGTGACACCGGGTTTGCCATGAACACCTACTGCGTCATAAGGGACAAGGTTGAACTGAGCGAGCACTTCAACGCCGGGATAAAATTTTCCCTTCGCCGCCTGCTTTGCCATTTCACCTTCACAGTCAATGATCTTATTATTCTCAATGTAAGACAAACGCGGTTCGTATTTAGAGCGTGCAGCAATAATAACTTTGCCGCGCATATACTCACTGTCATCCTTACCCTTCTTCTTCTTACGTTCGTCCGCAAGTTTATCACCGTTGGCAAAGGGAAAAAGGACCTGTGGGATTTTCTCACCTTCCTGAGTCGTGAGGAAAAATGGTTTGTCCGGCCACTTGGCGCGGGCGAGTTTTGCAGCGAGGGCCTTCAGTGCTTTCAAGTCCTCACTAGCAGCATTAAAATTAAAATTCCCCGAGAACTTCGGCTCACCTTTTGCTTTACCATTTTCTGTAAATGCCTTTGCTTCAAAGAGCTGAGGAAAAGACATAACTACGGGTTCAATGAGGTTATAAATTCCGTCTGTTTTTACAGTGTCGGTCATAATTTTCTCCAATACCCTTGCGGGTTGTTAAATACCAGCGTGATTGCCAGTAACTACAGTTCTAAAGCAGTTTGATCGGCGTTGTCAACTACAGGTTTTTGTTTATGTAGGCCACACCCATCATCAGACGCATTGACGAGTGGATACATATTTTGCAATTGCACTCCCTGCGGCACAGGAAGCGCTACGATCTGCGGCGGGATGCCTCTGCATATCCGTTTTGTAAGATAACTCGGGAGCGTGGCCCCGAAGACGCATTCACCACATTTACTCATGCTGGCCTCCCTCGACGGAAGAACACTGGGGGTAACACGCGTTCACGCCAGCCTTTCGTTACGTGCAAATATTTTATTTTTATCATATCCTGACCACTCGGCCATTTACCTATAACCTCAGAATCTTGGTGCACACATTTACCATCAGGCGTGCCTTTAGTCTTTGCGGTTATATGTCGTTTTGTACGTTCTTGACGTTGTATTGATATACTGCTTTCTCCTGGCATGATTTCCTCCTAGTGGAAAATGAAAGTAGCAACCCAGCACGCAAGGCCGAATGCTATCAAGTTGAAACGTCCTGCGGGCACCCCAACTCCGGCGCATACAAATAAAACAAAAGCAAAAACATGTAATAGTAATTCCATAATTATTCTCCTACTAGTTTATTCACCGCAGCACCAAATGCCTGCTGTGTCGTCTCGACTTTTACCGCTACGCGCTTGTCAGTGTCTACGGCCACTGTCAATCCACTCTGCGGGGTGTAAGCATATTCCCTGACAAATTCCTTTGCCGCTGCACCAATCTTTTCTATCTCAGACGGTGATTTTAATTCCGGTTTTGTCATTGCCTCCTCGCCAAATTTTTCTTTTGCGAGCGCAGGTGCTTCAGGTTTGAATACGCGATTGGCTTTCTTTGGCACCAGCTTACATCCCGGCACAACCCCGCCGAGATTGAGGCGGCGGAATGTTTCATCCTCCATTGCTTTGAGATAAAACTTCACTGCTTCACGGTATTGATACGAACGTCCGAGTGTTGCATCTGTGAGCGGGATAAGTGCTTTAGGATTTGCTGTACAGGCAGCACCGAACAGTGATGCCATCATAGGGCAGATAAGTTTGGCCGGGCAGAACCGGCACCATGAACCAGCATCCAGCTCTGCGCCGTCCATTTCCGTTGCCTGCATTGCTGGTACGAGCTGATCGGCCACCCAATCTTGAATGAACGCCGCTTTTACAATCCAAGTTTTAACTGGCTCGTCAAATGTGCGTGGTTGTATAATGCGGATTCTGACAGTTTCAACTTCAGGATGGAGTAAAAGGAAGCCGAAGGCGTAATACATAAGTTGTGGATTATTCTCGGCCTCCACGATGATTCCCTCACCATGTTTGTAGTCGATAACGTCCATGTACTTTTCACTAGGTCGTACCACACAGCAATCCCCAGTACCGTAGAAATACTTTTTGAGAATGCTATCGGCGCGGGGGTCAATAATTTCTGAGACGGTGCCATCGACCTGTGCATAAGAAATTCCATGTTCGACATAAACGATTGCATTTTCTTTCTCCATGAGTGGCCGCGCAGTGTCGATGTAAACCTGAATGGCCTGCGCCATGTTTTCATCGACCTCGAAGTTATAAAACTTCTCACCCATGACTTCCCACGCATCGAGCTTATTCTTCAGGCAATACGCGCCTGCTTCATGCGCGGCAATGCCGAGGCCACGATACTCTGGCTCGTCGGTGTCTTCTTGGATGTTGAGGGCTTTGATGAGGGCTACGGAGCCGGGACAATTCATCCAGCGCTCTGCGCTACTCGCCCCAAGTGGACTATGCGCCGGTCTTTGCTCTGCACTCATATACGTTCCCTTACACGTAGTTTAAAATAAAATGGGGTGGCTGGCACCAGCCGGGAATTGAACCCTTACCACCCCAGTATCCCTTGCGGGATTCCTTACGCCAGCGGCTTCACCTCTTTGAGCTTGTCGAGGTACTCTTGACGTTTATCTTGCGGTATGTCGATGATACGGCCCGGAGGCATCTTGACACCCATATCGGCCACCAGCTTTCTGATCGCTGGGGCGTTTTTAACAGCCGCCTGACACTTTTGTGTTGCGTCTGTCAGCTCCTTATCTGTGATTTCTTTGGTAGGTTCCATGCAAAGAAGGTCATCAAGGTTTTCTTCAGCAGGAGCGGCTGCAGCTTTCGCAGCGACTTCTTTTTCAATAAATTTTGGTGCTGGTGGTTCTTCCACATCCGAAGCATCAGCAGCCTTTGTGGTAGCTGCAGCAGTCGCTTTCGGCGGCTTAGGTGCTTTACCTGCGGCCTCAGCTTTTGGCGCGGCCTTGCGCGCACTATCTTCTTGGTGGCCGAGAATATCAAACACATGCTTGATCGCCATACCTTCGACTGCGGCAATGGCTTCGTCGGCATCAGCGCCTTCTGCAATAGTAAAAGACAATTCGACATCGCCGCGTTTGCTTTCAAAATCCCCAGTCTTAATGCTGCGGCCGTATTTGATTACACCGTTAGTTACTTTTACGTTCGTCATGATCTTCCCCTTTTTGTTTAAGTTTTGAAACCGCCGATATGGTGATCGTAGCAGGTCTAGAACACTGCTTAGTTTCGAGAGCGTTCCCACTATTAGAGTTTTGCAATCACTCCTTTTTGTGGCACTCCGTCTGCCCAGTGCAGTCAGTTCCGTGTAAACCATAACTACTATCCCATCCGCTTGTCAAGTGCAGAGTGGACACTGTGACCTTTCCTCAGTGCCGTGGCAAGAATTTTCTCACTGAAGCTGTTTGGAGCGACGAAAATATCACCCTGTACCTGCTGACGCTGGCCACCTCGATCAAGGCGGTCAAATGCTTGTTCATTAGTTCCTGGCACCCAGTCCGGCTCCGCAATGAACGCATGGCAGGAAACGGTTTGCAGCCCATCAGTGCCGGTGCCGCACGCCTGTATCTGCCCAAGGAAAATCTGGTGCTTTTGTTCTTTCTGGAATAATTCGACACTCCGCATTTTCTTCGTAGCACTAGTGCCCCCATCCACGCGCAGTACACCATGCCGTTCCCATGCGTGCTGCAGCATATCAAGTACCTCATGATGGTACGCAAACACCACCAGCTTTTCTTCGCCCCCATCAATGCACATATTTATATACTCAGCAATCTGTGGGGCCAATGCGATACCCATCATCCGGCGCACGGTAGCAATTGCACCCTGCGTTTTAAAATCCGCGCCTTCTAAATTGTCCGGGTCAATCTGCAACAGGCTTTCCGCCTTTAGCACTTGCTTTACCGCAGCAGTTTCTTCCAGTGTGATGAGATCGAATATTGGCATTTTCAATTGTGGCATCACTTCGCGCTTCAAGTGGCGCGTCATGAAATTAGCTCGCAAACGGTTTTGCAATTCGCCGTGGCGGCCGCTGCGTTCATCCACATATACTTTTGTTTGTTGCGTAACCGGATCGAATTTTTCTACCGTCATTGACGGATTGAAACGTTCCTGAAATCCCGCCTCACTCATCCAGTCAATACTATCCCAGCACAGGCCGCGCGCTAGGGTGTAGGCCTCTCTTGGACGATTGGGTAATGGTGTGCCGGTAAGGGCGAGTATTCGTTCTGATCGAGAAGCGAAGTCTTCAAAAAGACGATCATGGCCTCCCCCGAATACAGCGCGTGTCCTTCGGGAATCCGAGGTTTTAAGGTAGTGTGCTTCATCAAGGACAAGAAGGTCGTAATGTCCTTTTGCGAGAGCCTTACCAATCGCCTCTGTGCGTGCGAGGTCATAGGAAACCACCGTCCACTCGGCAGTTGGATGGACACCATGCCGTCCCACCAAAATTGGATGGATGCAATAAGGCCATCGCAATATAGTCCACTCGCGGATTTTCTTAACCCATTGAATCCTGATTGACGCAGGGCAGATAACAAGAACTCGTTTAGCCCTGATTTCGTTCGCAAAGCAGATCGCAACCGGCGTCTTGCCAAGACCGGGCTGATCCCCAATAAGCGTGCATTTTCTCTGCAGTGCATATTTAATATTCGACTTTTGAAATGGCCAGAGTTCTTGATCTGCCGGGCACGCGATATTTGCTTCACATCCATTCTCCCATGATGATTCAATTTGAGTTAGCATTGGACGGAGTTGACCGAGAGCGGCTTCCGTTGCACCGCTGGCAAATGATGCTGCAGCGTATGGTTCTTTAGTGAAAAGGCACGCTGTTTCAGCGGTGGATGCTGATAAACTAAAGTCAAAGCCATGCTCACGCATGAGGGATTGCACAAGCGCGCTTTCCCTGCGAGGCACTTTTAAAATAAATGCACTGGATGCAGCGTTATAGTCTAACTGCATTTAATATCCCCTTTACTTCTTCGCATAATTCCTTGACGGAAAACTTATGCTGTGTTTCACTCTATTCCGATAAAGGGGACTCATGCAATCATTTTCTGAAATCCATGCGATGGCAATTGCCTACGCACAAAACGGTATCCCCGTTTTTCCTTGCGAAGAAAACGGCAAGCGCCCTATTACTGAAAATGGATTCCACGACGCAACAACAGATATTGAACAAATAAATATATGGTGGGGTGAGAATGGACGATACAACCTTGCAATCTGCCCGGCCAACAATAATCTTTTCGTCATCGACATCGACCCTGGGGCTGATCTTTCCATTCTCCAAAGACTCCCTGAAACTTACACAGTACGGACGCCGCGTGATGGTTATCACTTATATTTTGAGGGCACTGGTAAAACAACTGCGAGTAAGATTGGACCGCACGTCGATACCCGCTCAAGTGGGGGCTATGTACTTGTACCACCTTCCACAGTCAATGGACAACCTTACACACTGGAAGCTGACCTACCATATTCCCCCATACCGCAATGGGTCACAGAATCCCTAGCCGTCATAGATGCACCGCTGAAGTCTGCAGTTGAAGAAAAAGATTTACCTGTAAATATCGCCCGCGCAGAAAAAGTTTTAAAACGCTGCGTCGTATTAGAAGATGTTGCTATCGAAGGATGCGGTGGTGATGACCGCACCTATCGTCTCTGCTGTGAAATGCTTGACCTTGGCCTTAGTGTGGATAAGGCACAGGAGCTGATCGAGGAGATATGGAATCCTTGGTGCCAGCCACCGTGGGAATCCGGCGAGCTGCAGCTCAAACTGGAAAACGCTGCACGCTT